CATTTGGATAATCATTATGCGCTTACATAATTCTTAATTTCTTTTCCAAAATTAGTATGGCTGGGTGTCTATGTTATTTTAACACAGCACTCAACAGGACTAACTTGGTTCATTTCGAGAGCGTTCACTACGTGAATGAAATTCTTATTTTTTAAAAAAAGTTTTTCATCGCTGCGCTCTACCATACCCGGTCTAAGGAAACATCTCAATGTAAATTGAAAAGCTCCATCGTTCTTACGTTTTTCTGTTTCAAGTTTCCTAATATCTCTTGAAACCAGCAGTAGTTTAAAACTACTAGCACTAGTAAGTTTGACCCGGTATAAAAACTGATCACATGGTAACCATGTGTACTTTCCTTTCTCATGTGTTATGGGGACAGCATGACAGTCTGTATATACGGTCGCGTCTGTCCAGTATTGGAACTGTCCAGGCTCAAGTTCCGTGACAGACTTTAGACCTCCGTGAAATTCAAAAGACATTTCAGTAGAATTCAATAACACAGTGAACTTATCTTCTTCTGATTTAAGTCCAAAGAAAACTGTCATGATTACGTCACTTAGGTTCCCAAACCAGACTACAACAGTCACTGATATATTATGCCCTATGTAAATTTCTACATCTGAAAATCTCGAAAATTTCAACTTAATTTGTTTTCTTAAGTTGATTAAAAAATCTTCGTTAAGAGATGTCTTGAAAATTCTCTCTCCTTCACTGGTCAACTTGTAGACTTTAAAAGACCATTGTCGCACACGAGTAGGAATGTCTGTCACTTTCCCAATTAAAGTGTCTCCGCTGTAGTATTCTATAGAATTTTCATATTTCCGCAAGTCAATCTTACCTTCTCCAACACATCTATTTCTAGATATCGCATGAGACAATGTTATAGTATTTTCAACGTAAGATATCATAGTGTCTTCTTTTCTCAGAATGTCGGAAAACTCTGTACTTCGGGAAACAATACCTTTTCTCAAGTTTATATCACTATTTAACTGTCTTATCTTCTCTTCGATTGAAGCCCAATCAGGCTTAACCCTACTACAGATATAATCATCTAAAAGAATCATAGGCCAATACCAAGACTGATTGGATTTGATATGTGTGTTGTCAACAACAATTACAACACATTTACCTCCTAATAGCGTTAGTATTCTATCGGGAGCTTCATTACCTTCCATAACGAGCACATACCTCTGTGCCATCATTACTTCTAAAGGTATAGACTCTTTAAAGAACTGTTTACTAATTTGTGATGAACCTATATTGCCTGTGTCATCAATTCTGAGTCTAGTATGACCTCGGTTGAAACCAACGTCCACAACGGTATTGTCTATACTGTGTGGCGCTGACTGAACTAATTTGATTCTAACATTACTATCACTCTCAAAGCCCGGTCCTGTAGGGCCACCTCTGAAAATGAGAATATTTTCAGTATGTTTCTTCGGACATTTAAGAAACCTGTTAGACCAATCACACCCGTAGGGTCTAGCTATATCTCTAGAATTAACTCCTTGCGATTCTCCTAATATCAAGTAGCCACCATTAGTACCAGTATGTATCCCATCGGGAAAGTAGTATCTGTTTCCAAAGATCCCGTCTTTCTCAAGTATGTACAAGTCCGAAATTCTCAAAATGACTTGACCCTTGTTTGATAAAAAAATTTTTTTAAAAAAATCTTCTACTCTATCTATCTGACCATAAGAACTCTCTCCGTACCATTTGTGCGTAGTTATCATGCTACCATTGATAGTCCATTTGTTCGGATTGAGGCGAGTTAATTTCTGTCTGCCTTTATTATTCACTTTTCTTAGGGAGAAATTTTCATCACTAGCTTTGTGGACTTTCCGAACGAAGTCATGATAATCATTCCTCACAAAAAACTTACTCTGATATTGTGAGTTATAAGCTGTACGTATTTCGTTACACACGCCCGCTTGACTCTGACTTGAAAAGATTCCGAATCTTCTCTCCCAATTGAAGATCGAATTAAAGTCTCTAGACAAGTTGTTCCTATCTGAGAAACCAAAGGTTTTAAACCTTGGGACGACGTTACATATCGCGAGGAAAAGTGGGTATATGTCACGATTTATGTTAGAAGCGGCTAGTTCTTTACTATCAAATAACTCATCAAAATGACGAGTTGAAGTTATCACTCCATCCTGATTACTAATGACAGTGAATCCTTTGTCTACTACTGCTCTAGAGCTAGTGTATCTAAGATCAGGTTCTCGATTCAGTAACCCTGATAATGATTGTAGCAACTGAGATACAATAAAACTCAATCCCGCAAGCAAGATCAGTGAAAGTACTAAGTATAGAAAGCTTGATTCTGTTTTAATAAGTCTTTGGAACTTGTTGTTATCTAATACAATTCTTTTCTCAAGAGAGTCGTTACACATTAAATTACAAGCTTCTGCTACACATTTCTCTCTTTTCAAGGTTGTTCGTTTTGACATTAGAATGTTAAGTCTTGGAAGTAATTGTATACTAACAAAAAACGTCAGTAGTGGAGTCCTAAATTTTCTCATGATGGCTTTGTAGCTCCCGGAAGTCACAGCCCAATCGAGTAAGTTTACATTGGATAACTGCAACTCTAAAGCTCTTCTATGGGTTTGAACAGAAATTATTCCTGGAACTTCTTTAGATATGACTTTTGACGCGATATACTCATTAGTGAAACTATCTTCAAACCAGAGAACTTCTACCGGTTCTAAACTCCTGGAGTTTAGCTGAGCACTATTCTTTACTATGTCTCCGTGTTCCAAAGTTAAGATTCTTTCAAATTTCTTTGTTCTCATTCTATCGATAGCTAATGAGTTTCTAGTATCTTGATCTGTAATACTAACTCCTAGAGTCTCAAAAACCCATTTTTCCATCTCAAAAGTTTTCGGATCCATGTCTCCGAGCATATTCACAAAAAGGTACCTCTCACTAGGATGAACAGATCTTGCGTTCACGTCTTTGGGTATTAATGAGCGACATATTCTGTATACTTTCCTAACTACGGGATCATGCCAATACATTGCCGCCATAGAACAAATGACACTCAGACTCCTAGCGTAGTTTTCATAAGTAGGATCTACCTGCTTATTTGCGAGAGAAACTAGAGCTTTCCCGAATATTTCATCTAAATTTCTGATGGGCACACATGTCCCGTTAGTGAGACGAGTACTTCCCATAGAACAAAACATAGTCTCTTCTGGAGAACTTACTAATCCAACTTCTACTTCTTGAGGAAATCCGCATTTTTCGTAGAAAGAATCTTTAATTAAAAAAATTTTCTTAATATCATCCTCTTCACCAACTATCAGACCATCATCCCCTTCAATAAGTATGGTGACTCTGTTAAAAGCTTCTAGAGGAGAAATTTGTAAAGCAGTTATCACGCATTGTAACGCTATAAATGAATTAGTGGTCTTATTGTTACAGCTAGTGTCCCAACCTCCACTCTTTTGGTTTCCTCGTTTCATACAAACAACATGGCCAGAGCAAGACACCACTGTACCAACTCCGTCATTCCATATAGTTCTCAACGACATTTCAGAAGCTCTTTGTCCACTATTTCCACTCAGCAGTATATCACTAAAGAATTTCCGAGATGCAGCGAACCATTCTATGTCTTTGTGTCCATCCCATTTCGAAGCTTCTATTTGCAACGAAAGAGGACGGACATACTTCTCAAAGGCTTGACAAACTTTGGTCGCTCTTTCGAAAACATTCCCTGTGTAACTAAACGGAAAATATGACGAATTAGACATAAAGTCGTTAAGTTTCTTGAAGTAAGCTAGTTCTACAATACGAACTTCTGCGGTCTTATAAGAAAAAAGTCTCGGAATCTTTGTACTATTAGTGGGAGTATCCAATCTCTCAACTTTCGGACTAAAATGAAAACAATGATTGACAGTTTTAGTGTCAAAATAATCGGTAGTTACTCTATCAAGCAACTCAGTTTTATTCGTTAAGATTCCCTGGATGTTTTTTTCCCCGCTAATACTCATAAATCCAGATGTGGACTTAAGAGTAGCTGTAAGTCTAGTTTCTTCCCAAGTGAGAGGACTGAAATCATAGTTTCTAGCCTTCCTACAACAATGTTTTGTGAGAAAACTAATCGCTTCAGCACACCGCTGTACTGGTTCATGGACTTTGGGAAAGTCAAATCTTTTCTTAATCCCAGCTACTACCATCGCGTTAGACTGTGATGGTACTTCATACCACTTAGGTAAAGGCAAGAAATTTGAGCTATTAAGAATATCAGCTACTACTGTGTTTATCCCTGTAAGATGTTCTCTATCAGGAACGGGAGGGGGTGAAATACTTCCACAAGTTGTGTAAGCATCGTAGTCACTTCTAATACTCGTTTCTATAAGTCTTTTCCCTTGAGCGTAAGCAAGAAAACTAGGAGTAGAAAGAATTTGCACTTTCGGATCAGCATATCGACGAGAATTACCGTATATTTCCTCAAAGACGTCATGTTCTTCATTTGGCAACAAAGAAATCTCTTTTCTTTCTTCCTGGATTACTAAACTAGACACTAGTTCTGGGAGGAAACTCGTATCTTGTGCGACTAAGTCACCTCTCCTAACACTAATTTCAAAGTTGGTAAGTGTCATCATGAAATTTTGAGACTCCGTGTCTTCTCCTACGAACATGCTAATGTCAATGAAAGAACTCAGAATGTTTACTGTGCCATGCATTTTCAATTTCCTACATACTATAGCGCATGAAATTGTCC